CCCTCACGCTCAAACGACCAGTGGGACCCGACCAAAGGATCATCGACGCGATGAAGCCGAACGCGCTCGGTCAACTCATGGACCGCGTCGAAACCTTCCAGAAGTCGCGCTTCCCCAACCAGCCGCTCGACGCGAAGTTCAAGCATCTCCTGAAAGAGATCGCCGAGCTGCGCCGCGCCACGACCGACCGCTTCGAATGGGCAGACGTCCTGCTCCTGTTCCTGGGTTGCGCCGTCGCCAGCGGCAACAACATGCACGCCGACGCGCTGATCAACTGGACCAACTACAAGCTGCAGCTCGCCGGCCAGCAACCCATCGGCCAGGTCAGCCCCAACCGACCCAACGCCTTTGGCGTCCTGCAACTGCGCAGCCTGTCAGCGCATCGCCGGCTGCACGCTGCTCAATCGCTCGACGACATCTTGCGCCGCCTGCAGCTCGCCGCCGAGGACCTCGCCGGCGATTTCACCAACCAGCTCAAATGGGCGCAGGTCCTTTACCTGTACCTCGTCGGCGCTCACCACATCGCCTACAGCGGTCTGGAACTGATCGCGCACGCCCACGAGAAAATGGACATCAACGACAAACGCAAATGGGGCGCGCCCGACGAGCACGGCGTCGTCCACCATATCGATTAACCACAAACCAAAACACTATGCCCAAAACCCGCACGAAAAAATCCGCCAGCCAGGTCCCCGTTCCGCAAACGCGCGGCGACATGGAAAACCTCCTCGCACAGATCGCCGGCATCAAACGCGATGAAGCGGCCGTCAAGCTGAACATGGACCAGGAGATGGCCGGCATCAAAGCCCGCCACGCCGCCACGCTGTCGACGTTCACCGAACGCCTTGCGCCGCTCGTCACCGCTGCCGAGACGTGGGCAACCAGCAACCCCGCCGAGTTCGGAAAGAACAAGAGCATCAAGTTCGTCCACGGCACGGTCGGCTTCAGAACCGGCACGCCAGCTCTTGCCTTGGTCAGCCGTAAATGGAACTGGACGATGGCGTTGGATGCAGTCCAGCGGTTGTTGCCGGCGTACATCCGTTCCAAGCCGGAGATCGACAAAGACGCCATCATCGCGCAGCGCGACGACCAGGCTATTCTGTGGGCGCTGCCCAACGTCGGCCTCAAAGTCGTCCAGGACGAATCCTTCTTCGTCGAAACCGAACTCACGACCACCGATAAACGCGAGGTGGCCAAGTGACTGTTCAAAAGCATCAGGCGCCGGCGCCGTTGGAATTCTTCGAGCGACAAATCGGTTGCCGCATTGAGGTCGGCGGTTACATGGATTGCCGTGTGACCGGCGACAGCGTGAGCTTTGTGATCGCAATGGCATGCGAAGCCGTTATGGCTGCCCATAACGCCGGCCTTCTGGAAGGGAAAGAGGTCCACAGCATCAACGTCGAACTCTCCTACTGGCATCTCACCGAAGATTGCAAGGACCTGACCATCAAGGCCGGTGAATGCGGCGTCCCGGAAAAGGGACAATCATTCGAAGCCGGCCTCAACCAAACCGTCGAACAGGTGAAGGCTGAATTCCTGAAGGCCCTCGCCCTGGCACAGATCACCCTCACCGGATTGTCCGGCAAACTGCAGGAGGACGAATGAAGGCCACGTTCGGCGAGCATGATGGCTGTTTCGCAATCGATCTCGTCGCTGAGACGAAAGAGGAAGCAGCCAAGCTGGTCAGGTTCGGTATGAACCGGACTGATGAAATTCGCCATTGCTCGGCCCGCGTCACCGCGCAGGGCGAATTCTCGGCTGTGATCGTCTTCGGCAAAAGCAAGCGCGCCAACTCCGAAGTCCCTCGCCGAAAATGAAACGCCGCCTAACCAAGCTGTTTTTGATCCCGCCGATCATCCTGGCGTCCCTGATCGGCTTCGACGGCGACCTGCTGGACTGCGAGCGCATCTCCATCTGGGCTGAACGCGAGATGGCAACCTACGACGACCTACTCCGCGAATGAACGACCCCGCCGATCTAAAGAACGCTCGCCGGCGCCGGCCGGCGCCGGGCGCGGTCATTGACCGATTGCCGCCGAATTCCGCAGAGGACCGCGGCGCCGAGCAGGGTGTCCTTGGCTGCTGCCTCATTTCGCCGAACGATTGCATCGGCGAAGTCATCGAGAAACTGAAAGACGACGGCAAGAGCGGACCGCTCGGTTCACATTTCTACGACCTCCGCAACCAGACAATTTGGGCAACGCTCGTGGAGATGTTCAACGCGCGCGAAGCGATTGATGTCATCACCTTTCAACAGAAGCTCAAAGATAAGCAATTGCTCGACCAGATCGGCGGCATGGCCTACCTGAGTCATTTGCAGGATGTCGTGCCGAGCGCGGCCAATCTTTCATATTACCTCGAAATCCTCCTCGAAAAATTCTTGCTGCGGAAAATGATCACTGTCTGCACGGAAATCGTCGGCCGCGTCCACGACTATCAAGGCGAAGTCGACCAGCTCATGGACGAGGTTGAGCGCGACGTCCTTCGGATCAGTGAATCGCGCGTCCAGCAGAATTCGACCGATATCAAAGACCTGGTCGACAAGGGTATTATTGCCATTGAAAACTTTTTCAGCCGAGAAGGCCAACTGACCGGCATCAGTACCGGCTTCGCCGATCTGGATCGGATGACCGATGGCATGCATCCCGCAGAGATGATTGTGATCGCCGCTCGGCCATCGATGGGCAAGACGTCGTTGGCGATGAACATCGTTGAGCATGTTGTCCTGGAAGAAAAGCTTCCGGTCGCAGTGTTCAGCCTGGAGATGAGCGCCGAGTCCCTCGTGCTTCGGACGATGTGCTCGGTGGCGCGCGTAAACCTGCGGTCGATCCGCGAAGGTTTCATGAGCGAGACCGATTTCCCGAAATTGACCAGCGCCGCCGGCAAGATCACCAAGGCACCCCTTTACATCGACGACACGGCCGGCCTGAGCATCCTCCAGCTCCGCGCCAAGGCTCGCCGGCTGCACCAGCAGCACGGCATCAAACTGTTCGTCGTGGACTATCTCCAATTGCTGCACGCCACCGGCCGACGCGCCCAGGAAAACCGCCAGCAGGAGATCTCCGACATTTCGAGCGGCCTGAAGGCGTTGTCCAAAGAGCTGAAGGTGCCGGTGGTCGTGCTCTCACAGTTGAACCGCGACCTGGAGAAGGACAAGACCCGCAAACCGCGTCTATCGGACCTGCGCGAATCCGGTGCCATCGAACAGGACGCCGACGTCGTCGGCCTGCTCTATAAGCCGAACGCCGGCGACGAAGAAGAAGAGGCTGCGCCGGAAAATGCGGACGGCGTACCGGTGAATCTGCTCATCGCCAAACAGCGCAACGGTCCGACCGGCGACGTCAACCTGACCTTCCTCAAATCTTACACGCGCTTCGAGTCGGCGGCGAAGATCGCCGACGAAGATGTGCCTGCCGACCAATGATTCCGACCGTCAATAGCTTTTATTCCGGTGGTGGCCTGATCGATTGGGGTCTGAAAGAAGGCGGATTGCCGGTGCAGCAGAGCTTCGAGATCAACGGCAAATGCTGCGAGGTCGCACGCGCGAATTTCGACCATGAGATCGTCCAATGCGATATCAGCCTGAAGCTGGTGAAAGATGAAATGCCAGCCGACGCTGCAGTCATAACATTTCCATGCACTGAATACACCGAGATGGCCGACATTCATGGCACGCGCAATGGTGGAGTTGCATTCCTGCACGCGTTTCGTCACGTCGCCCTGAAAAAATACCAGGTCTATTGGTGCGAGAATGTACCGGGCATGCGGAAGTTTCAGGTCGTGATGGAAGCGTTGACGCAATTGCCCGACTACTACGTCACCATCTTCTGCCCGATCAAAACGGAAATGTGGCTGCCGCAGCGCCGCGACCGCCTGTTCATCGTCGGATCACGCCGGCGTTTCGACTGGCGCGCTCCGCGAACCACTCGGCAGGTGCCGCTATCGGAGATCCTCGAACGCCGGCCACAGATCGAAATACCGGATTACGTCTACAACCGGCTGAACGGTGAATATCGCGACCTGCCGATCATCAGCGATCCGAAGCGCGGCGACATCGCGCCGACGTGTCTCGCACATTACGGGAAAGACCTGGGCACGCGCATGGTTGTCGATAAACGGTTCCGCCGTGGCGTTCGGCCGTACACCGTCCGCGAATACGCGCGCCTGCAGGGCTTGCCCGATGAATTCGTCTTCCCCTGCAGCGATCGCATGGCCTACCACATCATCGGCAACGGCGTTTCCGTTCCGGCCGGCCGCTGGATCGCTCGCGAGACTCGGAGATATTTTCGCCACTATTTCAACTCATGAACCACGGCCTGATCCCATACATCGGCGGCAAGCACCGCCTGGCCAAGAGGCTCGTCGACATTTGCGCGGCGACCGGCGCCACAACGTTTGTTGACGTCTTCGGCGGCAGCGCGGCGGTCATGCTGGCCGCGACCGGCAAGTTCTCGAAGCTGATCTATAACGACATTGATGGAGACCTGGTCAACCTATTCCGTGTCGTCGCGGATGACAAATTGCGAGTCCAATTGTTCCGCCTCCTGCGCTGGCTGCCGATGTCACGCCGGATCTTCAACGAAGACCACGACAAATATGTGGCAGGTGGTCACAGCTTCGCCGGTTGCGGAGATCCCGTGGAACGCGCGCGGCGGACGCTCTATCGTCATTGCTTTGCGTTCGGCGGCAAGACCCGCAATGGCGGATTCGCCGTGTCGACCGGCGACGATCACCGAATCAAAGAGGTTCAGCGGTACCGGAACGTTCTCAGAAAGCTGGTCACTGTAGGCGACATTTTCCGCAAAGCCGTCATCGAGAATCTTCATTATTCGGAGCTGATCACTTTCCACGGCAGACGCAGCGACGCGATTCTGTTTGTCGATCCACCGTACCATGGCACCGAGGATTGTTACTCGCGTTCGTTCTCCAAAGGTGATCACGGTTTCCTTGCGCAGCAATTGGAGTCGTGTCAGGCAAAAGTTGTCTGCACCTACTACGAAACGCCGTTG